TATGAAAATTACTTCCATAACTGATAATACAATCAAAGTTTCTAGAGGTCAATATAACACAAATTCATCTGATCACGTTGCAGGATCTGAGATTTTCAAAATTACTGTTGAAGATAATCAACTCATACAGTATGGTGATGATTTTGGATTTAGTGGTCTAACTTTATAATTATGAGTAAAAAATTTGACGATTTGAATGATACTTTTAATGTTGAGGGAAGCGTTGTGCCAATTAATTCACCTGCCGAAATAGTTACTCAAGAAGAAACTCCAAAAGCTCTAAATGCTAATGATGATGTTATAAAGGATTATGAATATACAAGAGGAAATCTTTATTCAATTATAGAAAAGGGACAAGAAGCAATTAATGGTATTTTAGAGTTGGCCCAAGAAAGTGAAATGCCTAGAGCCTATGAAGTTGCAGGTCAATTGATTAAAAATGTAGCAGATGCAACTGATAAGTTGATGGATCTGCAAAAGAAATTAAAAGATATCGATGAGACAAAATCATCGAAAGGACCAACTACTGTTAACAACTCACTTTTTGTTGGATCCACTGCTGAGCTTTCTAAATTTTTAAAAACCATGCAAAATGATACTAAAGAATAAATAAATAAAGATTCTTTTTTATTCTATAAATGTCCAACAATCTGAAACCTCACAAAAATGTGGAGCAAATTGCCAAAAAACATAAAGTTGACGTTTCAGAAATTGAAAAGCAACTTGCAATGGGAATCAAAGTAGAAAAAGAACATACTAAAAGTGAATCTACTGCTAGAACTATTGCCCTTCAGCATTTGGATGAAATTCCAGACTATTATTCTAGATTAAAAAAAGCAGAAAAAGTTTCTGAAGATCTTAGAGATTGGTTTGGTAAAGGTGGAGAAGGTGGAGTTGGTGGTGGTGGATGGGACCGATACAACACCAAAGGAGAAAGAATTGGTAAATGTGCTCGTGAACCTGGAGAACCAAAACCAAAATGCCTTTCTAAAGAAAAGGCAGCAAAAATGTCCAAAAGTGAAATTGCTTCAGCAGTAAAAAGAAAGAGAAAACAAGATCCCACAGCAGATAGATCTGGAAAAGGAGGAAGACCCATCATGGTTTCAAATAAAATAAAGGAACAATCAGAGGAAAGTAGATATTGCACAAAATGTAAAAAAGTAGAAAAAAGATCCGAATGCTCTTACGGTCCAGAAATGTGGGATAAAATGACTGTTAAAAATTTTGCTAAGGAAGCAAAGGATCATGAATATTCAATGGCTCGCTCTGAGTTATCAGCAATAATTAACTCATCAAAAAGACTTAAGAAAAAAGTTTCTAAGGGTGAAGGTGAAATTGAGGCGTGGGTGCAATCAAAAATTACCAGAGCTGCTGACTATTTAAATTCAGCTGCAGATTATGTTGATAGTGGGGAAATGAAGAAAGAATCTGTTACTATTGAAACTGCTGATGGAAAATCTTTTGCCGAAGTAATTGATATAATTGGTCCAAATCAAATGGAACCTGTAGTCAATGAAAAATGTTGGGTTGGATATAAGCAAGTTGGCATGAAGAAAAAGGGAAATAAAACCGTTCCAAATTGTGTTCCAGAGTCTAAAAGTATCGTTTCAAAAATGTTAGAACAGATTGAAGGAGAAGAACTTCTTCAATCGTTTGAGGAAGAAAATAAACCAACGAATCCTTCACTTTGGGCAAAAGCAAAGGCAGCAGCTAAAGCAAAATTTGACGTTTATCCATCAGCATATGCAAATGGGTGGGCTTCAAAATGGTATAAATCTAAAGGTGGTGGATGGAAATCCGTAAGGGAGTCTTATGAAGAAGGTGAAGTTTGTGCATATTGTGGATGCGATCCATGCGAATGTGAAGAAGGTCAAAATTGGGATGGGGAAGAAGAACTGGAAGAATCAGTAAGAATTCCATCAAAAAATGGGCATATTATGATGGTCATAGTCATGTGGAGAGGGCAAACATATTCATTAAAAATGTTTTTCCCATCAACAAGAATCCCATCTAAAAAAGATATTTCTACAGAGATTCAAAAAGTATATCCAGATTCAAAAGTAGTATACGCCAAAGTTTCTAATCTTGAACCTGGACAACCTTTGTTGCAAACAGGTGTTAATGAGGATTGGCAGAAAGTAAATCGCCAAGATAAAACTGATGGATTGAGTCAGAAAGCAGTTAATGCATATAGACGCGAAAATCCTGGTTCAAAATTACAGACGGCTGTAACAGAAAAAAATCCATCAGGTAAAAGAGCGAAACGCCGTTCTTCATTTTGTAGTCGTATGAAGGGAATGAAATCTAAACTCACTTCCGCAAAAACTTCTAGAGATCCAGATTCAAGAATTAACAAAGCACTCCGTCGTTGGAATTGTAATTAAGAGGTAATTTTTTCATTATGTCTGATAGTGTATATCTTGGTAATCCTAATTTAAAAAAAGCAAATACACCAATTCAATTTACTGCTGAGCAAATTGAAGAATTTATTAAGTGTAAGGAAGATCCCGTTTATTTTGCTAAAAATTATGTAAAAATTGTATCTCTGGATGAAGGATTGGTTCAATTCAATCCATATGGATTTCAGGAAAAATTAATTACAAATTTCCATAAACATAGATTTAACATCTGCAAGATGCCCAGGCAGACTGGTAAATCTACTACAGTTATATCATTTCTTTTACACTACACAGTTTTTAACGATAATATAAACATAGGCATTCTTGCAAACAAAGCTGCAACTGCTAGAGAACTTTTGGATAGACTCCAAACTGCATATGAAAACCTCCCAAAATGGATGCAGCAAGGAGTTCTCCAGTGGAACAGAGGTTCTTTAGAATTGGAGAATGGATCCAAAATCCTCGCAGCATCTACATCAGCATCTGCTGTCCGAGGAATGTCTTTTAACATTATTTTCTTGGACGAATTTGCATTCGTTCCGAATCATATTGCAGATGACTTTTTCAGTTCCGTATATCCTACAATTTCTTCTGGTAAATCAACAAAAGTAATTATAGTTTCTACCCCAAAGGGTATGAACCACTTTTATAGAATGTGGCATGATGCGGAACGTGGTAAAAGTGAATATGTTTTTACCGATGTTCATTGGAGTGAAGTTCCAGGTCGTGACGAAAACTGGAAAAAACAAACAATCGCAAACACTTCAGAACAGCAATTTAAAGTTGAATTTGAATGTGAATTTTTAGGATCTGTCGATACTCTCATTGCACCAAGTAAATTAAGAAACTTAGTTTATGATCATCCAAAAAAACGTAATGCTGGATTGGACGTATATGAAGATGTTGAGGAGGAGCACGATTATTTAATTACGGTTGACGTTGCTAGAGGTGTGGGGAATGACTATTCGGCTTTTACGGTCGTAGATATAACCACATTTCCGCACAAAGTTGTTGCAAAATATAGAAACAATGAAATTAAACCTATGCTTTTCCCAAGCATCATTGTAGAAGTTGCTAAAAACTATAACGATGCTTATATTTTATGTGAGGTAAATGACGTTGGAGATCAAGTTGCATCAATCATTCATTACGATCTTGAGTATAATAATTTATTGATGTGTTCTATGCGAGGTAGAGCAGGTCAAATAGTTGGTCAAGGATTTTCTGGAAAGAAAACTCAACTTGGTGTGAAGATGTCTAAAACTGTAAAAAAAGTTGGATGTCTAAATTTAAAAACAATGATTGAGGAGGATAAATTAATCTTCAGAGATTATGAGATTATGAGTGAATTAACGACTTTCATTCAAAAGCATAATTCATTTGAGGCAGAAGAAGGGTGCAATGATGATCTTGCAATGTGTCTTGTAATTTATGCTTGGTTAGTTGCTCAGGATTATTTTAAAGAACTTACGGACCAAGATGTTAGAAAACGTTTATATGAAGAGCAAAAGAATCAAATAGAACAAGATATGTCTCCATTTGGATTTATTGTAGATGGTCTTGAAGATGCAACTTTCGTTGATTCTCAAGGAGATAGATGGTACACAGATGAATATGGTGATATGTCGTATATGTGGGAATATCAGTAATGGATTTAGATGGTCAAATTAGATTAGGTCACTTATTACTAAATGATAGAAGATGTAGGGTTTGTGGTCAAATGAAAAATTTGATTGATGACTTCTACAGAACTCGCAGAAACAGAGGATCTGTTCCATCTTCATACTCTTATGAGTGTAAAGACTGTACGATCAAAAGAATTAAGAAAAGTAGAACAAAAAATGATAAGATTAAGCATATTCCATGGGAATATCCTGACTGGTAATTTGTTCATGCATGGTTTCCCCATTGAAAATATAGTTTTTAATAAATATTTTCAGACAAACTGAGAATCAGGAGAAAAACATGGCGACTCCTCAATTATCTCCAGGCGTACTCGTCAGAGAAGTTGATCTAACTGTAGGAAGAGCTGATAACGTATTTGACAACGTTGGTGGTATTGCGGGTCCATTTGCAAAGGGTCCAGTTAATGAAGTTGTCGATATTACCAGCGAAAAAGATTTACTAAACATTTTTGGATCACCAATCTCTAGCGACAGGCAGTATGAGTATTGGTTAAGTGTTTCTTCTTTCCTATCATATGGAGGAAGAGCAAAGGTAGTTAGAGTTGATGGTGGTGCATTAAAGAATGCAATTGTAGGCATTGCATCAACAACTCAAGCAGTTAAAATTAGAAATTATGTAGAGTACACCGAAAACTTTAATGGTGATGGTGTTGAATTCTTATATTCTGCTAAAAATCCAGGAACTTGGGCAAATGGTCTTAAAGTTTGCACAATTGATGGATTTGCAGATCAAAGAATTAGTATTGCAGCATCAGATCCAGTAGGTGCAGGAGTTACTATCGGAACTGAAGTTAGAAAATCAGTATCTGGGGAATTATTTGCAGGTATCGGTACAACAAGTACTCTTGGTGGTTATCTAAGAGGAATCGTAGTTGGTGTATCAACTGCAACAATTGGAAATGGAACCATTGATGTTAAGATTCTCTCTAGAGTTGACGGTAATGGAGTAGAATCTGCTATCGACTATGCTAACGGAAGTGCAACAGCATCGATCCTAGAAGATGATCTCATCACTTTTAGAGATCCTGATGGAGCAATTTCAATTGGAATTGGAACTACATCAGTTTCTACTGGAGTAGTCGTACAGGATTCGGCAGATTGGTATGATCAGCAAACTCTTGGATTAACTAACCAAACTCTTTACTGGAAGAATATTGCACCAAGACCAAAAACAACGAACTTTGCTCTACAAAGAAATTCAAAGAATGATGAAATTCATGTAGTAGTTGTTGATGATCTCGGAACATACACGGGAACCCAAGGAACTATTCTTGAAAAATTCGTTGGACTTTCCAAAGCAAAAGACGCAACTTCTGAAGTTAATTCACCATCTAAGAACTGGTATAAGCAGTATATTGCTAACTTCTCAAGTTTAATTTATATTGGTTCTAACTTATCGTCAACTGACGCAATTGCTCCTAAATTTACAACTCCAAATACTGGAATTTCAACTTCTCCAGCATCTCTTGCTGGTGGTGTTTGGGGACAAGATGCACAAAACGTAAACTTCAACGTTGTTGGCGCAAAATCATACACCTTAGGTGGAGTTGGAGTAGCTGCTACAAATTGGACTGGAGTTGATTATGCTGCTGCTGGTACAATGGGGGTCATGGCTCCAACACTTGGAAGTCTGAACACTGCATATGATTTATTCTCAAATGATGACGATGTTCAGGTAGACTTCTTAATTGGTGGTCCTGGATTAACTAATCAGATTGATTCTCAAGCACTTGCAAACAATATCTTAACCCTTGCAACTCAACGTAAAGATTGTGTTGCTTGCATTTCTCCATACAGAGATGCTCTAATTGGACCAGAAGGACCAAAAACTCCTGCACAGCAAACTGCAAATGTTAATGAGTTCTTTAACGGAATTACATTATCAACTTCTTATGGTGTATTTGATTCTGGTTGGAAGTACACATATGATAGATTCAACAACCAATTCGTCTACATTCCATGTAATGCAGACGTTGCTGGAATGATGGTTAGAACAACTCTTGAAAACTATCCTTGGTATTCACCAGCGGGTCAACAAAGAGGTGTCCTAAACAATGCAATCAAACTTGCATACAATCCATCTAAAGCACAAAGAGATCAGATTTATCCAAATAGAATTAACCCAATTATCTCTTCTCCTGGAGTAGGTCTAATTCTATTCGGTGATAAGACTGCTCTCTCTTATCAGTCCGCATTTGATAGAATTAATGTTAGAAGACTGTTCATTACTCTCAAGAAAGCACTATCTAGAGCTGCTGAGGCACAACTCTTTGAATTTAACGATACAATTACAAGAGCAAACTTTGTAAATATTGTAGAACCTTATCTTCGTGACGTACAAGCGAAGAGAGGCGTATATGACTTCCTAGTTGTTTGTGATGAGTCAAATAATACACCTGATATTATTGATAATAATGAATTCAGAGCTGATATTTACTTAAAACCAGCGAAGTCCATTAATTATGTTACACTCACATTTGTTGCTACACGCACAGGTGTTAGCTTTGATGAAGTTGTGGGTTCTGTTTGATAACTAAGTAAATTTAAAGGAGGAACTCTAAAATGTCTACCTTAAGAACAATCTCTGGATTTAAAGAAAG